ATTTACTTACGTGCTAATGGTAAGTATTATGTTGATAACGGTGGAACATATGCATTAATGTACTCCATAGCAGAGACTTGGTACGAATACCTATACTACGATTCTTTTTTTGATGCTGATGTAACTAATGGCTGGACAATAAATGCAGCCTCTACAGTACTGACAGACGATGGATTATTTTTATGGTCCCCATGTATTTAAAAAATAAAAGATGATACAGAAAATACAAGCATTCGAAATACCGGGTAAAGGAACTGCTACAGAGTCTAAAATAGAAGTACAAAGCCGCTTTACCACAGGAGATAAAGCAGTAATTTACTACGACCTAAGAGACCCGAACGGAACAACACCAGCATTTGACTTAAGGATACAAAGCTATGTAACACTTCCTTATGCAATCTTGTCACGTAGTAAAATAATAGTAACAGGAGATGATCGTGCATCAGCAGTATCCGATGTAAAACTTGCATCAAATATAGTATTTAGAGAAAGACCTGACGTAGTAAAAAAATCAAGCTCGACTGCTATTACAGTAGGTATATCATTTAGTGATGGAAAAGAAGCCTGTATGAATTTGATTTAAGGAAGAACTAAAGTAGTCTATATAGATAATGAAGACTTCAGTCTTGCTACTCTATTGGCCGAAGACGAAAGTATACAAGAGATAGTAAAAGATGCAGTGTATATTGCTGGCAATTCAATAATCAGGTACTGGAAAGGAGAAGGTTTTGATCAGGAATTCCTAGACGTTTGTGAAATATAGTAATAATAGTAAAAACAAATAAAAATTATGATAAATTACACATGGGCCATTGGGCCATTCGATTGCATCTTAAACGAAGATAGCATGCAAAAAGTAGTAACAACAGTACACTGGAGATATAGAGGTACTGATGAAAATGGAACATCTGCAGAGACTTACGGAGCACAATCTGTAGGAGCACCTGACCCAGAAAACTTTACTCCGTTCTTAGAAATTACCCCAGAACAAGCAGAAGGATGGTTAGAGGCTGTAATGGATATGGATGTTTTAAAGGCAAACATTGATTCTCAAATCAACTTAATTAAAAACCCAGTAACAGCAACTTTAGCAGCTCCTTGGAATACACCAGTTGAAATACCGTTAGTAGAAGAAGAGTTGGATACTCAAGAATAATTTACTATATTATAGTATTAATCGATTAACATAAAAATAAGTTTCATGGAAAACAAAAAATTAACAAAAGAAGAGTTACAACAAATTGAAACGGTAAAACAAAAAAGCCAGGCAGTTGTACAAGAATTAGGTCAAATTGAATTATTAAAATTAAACCTAAAAAGTAGGAGAGAAGGTGCACTTGCTTTCTTAGAAGAATTAAAGCAAGAAGAAAAAGCATTAGCTGAAGCATTAGAAGCTGCTTACGGAAAAGGTACAATTGATCTTGAAAAAGGAGAATTCACACCTCTAGCTGAAGAAGTAGAAGTAGTAGAATAATTATCGTAAAAAATAAGAGGAATATAAGGAGGGTTTTGACTCTCCTTTCCTATTTATTAGAGAATATAGAACCTCTAAACATATAAGACGGTTATCGAAATCCCAAGATATTTATAATAAATTAAAATAAATTAAATAAACATGGCAGAATCAATTATCTCTCCAGGAGTATTTACAAGAGAAAACGACCTTTCTTTTATACAACCAGCACCGGTAGCGGTAGGAGCAGCAATTATTGGACCAACAGTTAAAGGGCCTGTAGAAATGCCTACAGTAGTAACTTCTTATAATGATTATGTAAGAAAGTTCGGAGTAACTTTCGCCTCAGGTTCAGACAAATTCGAATATTTAACTTCATTAGCCGTTAAGAATTACTTCTCTCAAGGAGGTAATACAGCCTTAATCACTAGAGTCGTAGACCACATTGGCCCTGATTACTCAGAAGCACAAAGTACAAACATTGCTTCTAACAAAGTAACAGGAGTAAATAGAGCAACTGGATCAGGAACTTTAACAAATGACATTGCAGTCAATCAAGAGTTTAAAGTACAGTACGGAACAGCAGCTTATAGATTTATTCCAGCAGGTACCCCACTTCCAGCAGATAGTGGAACAGGTAATGTATACTTCTTCCAATCAGGTTCAACAATTGCAGCAACAGTAACTAGCTTAGCAGCAGAAATTAACAATGCAATCCCAGGAGTATTACAAGCAACAGGATCAGGAGCAAATTTACTTTTAAGCGGATCAGTAGCTGGTACTTTAAGAAATGGAATTACATTCTTTACAGGATCTATTACAGACTCTACCGTATCATCAAGCTTATTCACAATAGCAGGAGGTACAGACGCAGCAGCTTCTTCTTTCCCATTCTCAATTAATACAATAGGTAAAGGAGCTATTTACAACAACTCTCCTCTAGCAACAGATGCAGGAGCTCAAAACTCTGACGGATCTTTAGTATCAGGTTCAGAAGATAACTTAAGATGGGAAATCACAAATGTAAATAACTCTAGAGGTACTTTTACATTATCAATAAGAAGAGGAGACGATAGTACAAATACTAAAGTAATCTTAGAAACGTTTAACAACCTTTCATTAGATCCAGCTTCAGATGATTATATCGAGAAAAGAATCGGTAGTCAATATACAACAATTGGTACAGACGGAAGTTCAACATTTTTAAGACTAGTAGGAGATTATCCAAATAGATCAAACTTTATTAGAGTAAGTGCAGTAAATTTACCTACAATTAACTACCTAGGAAACGACGGAGTATCAGTTAATGCAGATGCAGCAGGACTTTCTTACTCAGCATCTTTACCGCAAGCAGTTTCTGGAGCATTTCATAGTGCAGGAGGTACAATTATAGCAGGAGCTAACTTCTTTAAAAACATAGACGCTCAAACACAGGGATTAATAGCAGGAGATTATACAGATGCAATTGCATTATTAGAGAATAGAGATGATTATCAATTCAATGTAATAACAGCACCAGGAGTAACTACAGCAGATCACTCAACAGTAACAGACGCACTTATCTCTTTAGCAGAAAATAGAGGAGATTGTATTGCAGTAGTAGACTTAGTAGGATATGAATCTACACTTTCTCAAGTAACAGATGAAGCAGCAGTATTAAATAGTTCTTACGCAGCATCTTACTGGCCTTGGTTACAAACTAAATCAGCTACAGGTAAGAATGAATGGATACCAGCTTCAGTTGTAATACCAGGAGTTTATACATTCACAGATGCAGCTTCAGCACCATGGTTTGCACCAGCAGGACTTGTAAGAGGAGGTATTCCAGGAGTAATTCAAGCACAAAGAAGATTAACAAAAGGAGAAAGAGATACTTTATACTCAGGAAAAGTAAATCCAATTGCTTCTTTCCCAGGAACAGGTATATCAGTATTCGGACAAAAAACATTACAAACAAAAGCTTCAGCTTTAGATAGAGTAAACGTTAGACGTTTGTTAATAGAACTTAAGAAGTTCATTGGTGACCAAGCTAAAAACTTAGTATTCGAACAAAATACTATTGCAACAAGAAATAAATTCTTAGCGACGGTTAATCCTTACTTAGAATCAGTAGTACAAAGACAAGGTCTTTATGCATACAGAGTAGTAATGGACGAATCTAACAACTCAGCAGATGTAGTTGATAGAAATCAATTAATAGGACAAATTTACATTCAACCGGCTAAAACAATTGAATTCGTAGTATTAGACTTCACAATTGAACCAACAGGAGCAACGTTTGTATAATATTTAGAAACACAGATATTTATAATTAAATAAGTAAACAATAAAATGGCAGTATTAGATCCAAACGAAATAATGTTCAGAGCCTTCGAACCAATGGTTCAGCACAGGTTCGTAATGTACATAGACAATATCCCAGCATTCATGATTAAAAACGTGAAAGCTCCTAACTTTCAAGATTCTATGATCAAACTTGATCACATTAACTCTTACAGAAAAATAAGAGGAAAAAGAGAGTGGCAGGATATGGATATGACTTTATACTCACCAATCACACCTTCAGGGGCTCAAGCAGTAATGGAATGGGCTCGTTTAGGATATGAATCAGTAACAGGTAGAGCTGGATATTCAGATTTCTATAAGAAAGATTTAACTTTAAACATTCTAGGTCCTGTAGGAGATATCGTAGGGGAATGGATTATCAAAGGAGCTTTCTTAACAAAAGGAGATTTTGGACAATTTGACTGGACTTCTGCTGACGGAGTAGTAGAGATAGGAATTTCAATTGCAATGGATTATTGTGTATTAAATTACTAATAACCACTCAAATAAAATTAACAAGCCTGGCAGTAGCCGGGCTTTGTTGTTTTAAAAAAGTTTTTTTCATATATTTATATATAGAAAAAGTTACTAACAAATAAAATTTATGGAACAAAAGCAAAAATTTCCTACCGAAATGGTAGAATTACCATCAAGAGGGTTACTCTATCCTAAAGATTCTGCATTAGCAGAAGGTAAAATCGAGATGAAATACATGACAGCTCGTGAGGAAG